CTTGTATGTAACAGAGTTTGAGGTGGAAGTGTTTTTCAACACGTCAGGCGTTTATGATGTATCGGGGGTAGGGAATGACAACTCGCCACTTACAGGCTTGATTGAAGACTATAACCAAATCGTGGTTTTTTCTGAAAAACATATCTATTTAGCAGATACGTCTGGCCTAACAACAAGCGTAAAACAAACCACGTCTAATGTTGGGTGTATCGATGGGTTTAGCATAGCTAGAATACCAGAGAATGACGTATTGCAGGGTGGGATTATGTTTGTTTCTAATTTGTATGACGTCCGTATTTTTAGTGGTAATATTGCCACCAACCTAGCGACAAGTTTTGACAACTTAACCACAAATAATTTTTCTATTGCCTTAAATAAAGATAGTTTAAAAAATCAGTTAAAAGATAACCCACTAGAATCAGCATTTTTTGATTATAAGTATCATTTAATTGCGGAAACGTTCATGTATGTGTACGACATACGAATAGGCGGCTGGACTAAATACTTTATTAAAACAACGAGTTACACACCAGTCTATTGGAGGTTTTTTCAGATAGGCCAAACGCTATATGTATCACAAAAAAACATAGGTATTGTTGAGCAGATGTACAACGCTATTACCTATCGTGGGGAAGAGATTACAGCTTTTTTTGAAACGCCCGAAATCGCCGTTGGAACTGAGCGTAAGTTTTTTAAGAACTTATATATTTATTACGATAAATCTGGGAGCAACACGCTAACCGCACTTGCTACAATAGACAGCACCAAAACGGTAACAGCAACAATTACCTATGACGGCGCGTACTATGACTTCGATTACTTCGATGAAGACTACTACGAAACAACTGAAGATGAAGAAGACTATAAAGTGGTATATATAAATAAATACGCCAACTGGATGCGTTTTAAAGTGTCTACACAAACACAAGCAATTATAAAAGGTTGGAAGTTGGAAGGGCGAGTCGTTGGAAATTAAAGAAAAAGAAATGTCTATTAATAAGCTTATGGACCAGGCGGAATGCATTATAGCAACTGGAAAGCCAGTAGAAATGCCATTAACACATCGTTTTACTGATGGTATGTACATTCGCGAGATATTTATGCCGGCAGGATCAATCTTAACCAGCAAAATACATAAAACTAACCACCCATTTGTTGTCAGTAAAGGGAAGTGCATAGTTTACGATGGCAATAAACTAGAAACTATAACCGCCCCACACACAGGAATAACAGAACCAAATACGAGGCGTTTATTATATATAGAAGAGGATACAATCTGGACAACATTTCACGTAACAAAAAAAACAAATGTCGATGAAATTGAAAAAGACATAATACAAGAACATAATAATGAAATGTTAGACAAAGAATTATTTAATAAATTTAATAAAATAAACAGTAAAAATCATAAATATATAAAAGAGGAGCGAATTTCATGAGTTTTAGTAGTATAGCCGCTATAGCCGGGCCCGTAGTTGGGGGCTATGTTTCAGGACTGTTTGGTGAAAGAAAGGCAAATAAACAAATATCCGCACAAAGAGGATTAGAGGGGTTAAGATTATCGGCTCAAAAAGAAATTGCTGACAAACAATTAGCGCAAGCCCTTTCGCAATTAAGAGGCCGTCAAGTAGGACAAGAAGAAGCTTTAGGTCGGGCAACAGGTATAAGACAAGCCGGGGAGAGTGAATTTGAGCAAACAACAACAGGTACGCCACCAGCTATTGAGCAGCTTAAAACATTAATTAGGGAACGTGCTTTGCCTGAACAGCAACAAGCCCTAGCACAAACAAAATTAGGTTTGAGTCAGGCAGGCGTGCGTGGCCCTGAGGCAGGTGTAATTGCTGAACAACAAGCATCTAAAATGGGATTAGACCTATCACGTGCAGTTGAAGAAATTGCACTAAAGCAAGCATTAGCAGATAGAGAAAAAAGAGCTGCTATGGCTGGAACAAAAGCTATGGCAGGACTTGCACAAGAATTAACGCCAATTCAAAAAGTTGCCGGAAAGTCTAATTTAGAAATAGAGCAACAAAAAAAGCTAAAAACACAATCGGCCGAATTAAAAAAGGCTGAAGAGGAGCGCGCTAGGTTAGCAAGACTAGCAGCCGTTAGAGCAAACCGCAGAAGAAACCCTCATTCGGTATTTAATTATTAAAAGAGGTTAAAAATGATAGGAAAACCAAAAAACAAATTAAATATAACCCCAATGGCCCCCAGACCAACACAAGAACAAATGACAGCAGAGCTACTAGCAAGCGGTCAGCCAATACAGCCAATGCAACCACAACAGCCCAGCCCAGTTGATAACTTGATTGGTGGCTTAGGACAAGGTGCAAAAGGTTTATTGCAAGGATTTGGGGATTTCATTAGTGCACAAAAAGATACGCCAGAAGGCCGTTTATTGCTTAATAACATGCTTGCAGGGGTAACAGTTGCGTTAGGTTCTGATCCAGCGATAGGGGCTAATATCGTACAGCAAGGACAAGAGCAGTTTAAGCTTGGGCTAGCTAAACAACAAAAAGAAAGTGAACGTCAATTTGAATTAGAAAAATTAGGATTAAAAGAATCGCAAGAAACTAAAAAAGCAGAAAAAGAAGCTAAAAAACAAATTACGAAACTAGAAGATGATTATAGAAAAGAATATAACACAAAAAAGATAGTAAAAGACTCAAAAGAAATTGATTCAGCAATATCAAGAATGGACAACGTTTGGAATAAATATCAAAGCAATCCAAATCCAAATAGTAAAAACGCACTAGATCAAGCACTTGTTATTACATTTAATAAAATGTTAGATCCAGGGTCAGTAGTCAGAGAGTCAGAATTTGCACGAACGCCGCAAGGTCAAAGTTTTATTTCTAGAATACAAGGAGCCTCAGAAAAACTAGCTGAAGGTGGTGTGGGGCTTACGGATGCAGAAAGAGATGAAATTATTGTTGTTGCTAAACAATTACAAGAAGGCCAAATGATGCAACTTGAAAAAGAAAAGCAATTTTATAGAGAATTAGCAGAACAAAGAGGCTTAAATATTGAAAACATATTAGGTAAAAATAAAACAAAAGTTCCTTTAATTCCCAAAGGAATAAAAAGTATAACTGATAGCAAAAAAACTACACCTGTTATTAATTTAGAGAGTGGGTTTAGCATGGAGGTATTACCTGATGCCTAAGTATAAAATTACAGGCCCAGATGGGAGGCAATTTATACTAACTGGTGATAGCCCTCCATCACAAGAAGCAATAAATGAAGCATACGCAAATTTACCTCCATTAGATACTGCACAAGAAGTAACACAAGAGCCAACACTAATGGAAAAGATACGTGGCATATCTTTAAAAGATGTTATAAAAGGTACAAGTGAGGTTATAAAAGAAACCCCAAAACAAGTGGCTACGGACGTATTAAGATTAGCCCCGATTGCAGCAGGATTTGTCCCGGGGTTAGGTTTACCGGCACAAGCAGGAATAACAGCAGTTAGTCGTGCAGGTAGAGGATTATTGGAAGGCGAAGAAGCCCCAGAAGCGTTAAAGGCAGGAGCTATAAGCGGTACAGTTGAAGCAGGTATCGGCAAAGGTTTAAAACTGGCAAAGCCAGTGGCCAAAGCATTAGAAAAACCAGCAAAAGAAACAGCATCGTTTGTTGGTAATATTCTTAGCTCAGTCCCTAGAGAATCAATAGAAAAAGCGTTAAGCAATCCAAGAATATTAAAAACCAAAGATACATATACGGATTTAGGTAAAAAAGCAAAAGAGGGACTGCAAAAGTTATTAAGAGAATCAGGCACACGAAAAAAACAAGAAACGAGAATTTTAAAACAATCTGAAAAGCAATTTGATTTATCAACATTTGTTAATCGTCAAAAACAACTGCTAGAAAAAAAGGCAGGACAACAAAGCGTTTTCACGCCACAAGAAAAAGTAGATATAAATTCAATATTGGATAATGTAAAAAGAGAGCGTAGCCCAGAGGGATTACGAGAAATTATGGACCAGATTGACAATACAAGTCAATTATATAAAGACCCTGCAACAGTTTCAAAGAGAACCTCAAAAGGCGATAAAAAATTAAAAGAAATAAGCAACAAAATTAGATCGCAATTAAAAACTGAGGTTGAAGGCGTTGCTGAGCTAAGGGAGCAAACAAAAGAGGTTCTTGAAATTAAGGAAATTCTTGGTAAAAAATTAGCAAAAAACAAAGACGCATCAAAACTTTTAAAAAGACAACAAGATGATGTTACACAAGAAGCGTTACAAAAATTAGATGCCCTATTACCCCAAAAAGATAAATTTTTAAATAAAGCAGAAAACATAAAAATTAAAGAACAGTTTAGCAAGATTTTTCCTGGTCAAGGCGGTGGGGCAGGTGGTGCTGAGGCTGTAGCTAATTTAGTACGTGTTGGCGCAGGTTTAGCAACAACCCCATTAGCATTACCCTTTATTAGCCCAGTTGCACAAAAAGCAGCTATTGGAACTTTGCCAGCAATTGGAAAAGGCTTACAGGTAGCAGAAAGAGTAATACCAAAAGCTACAGCAATGGCAGTAACACCAATAGAACGACAAAAAAGCGGAGGCATAGCCCCAAGATCATTACAACAAATTAAAAAGGAGCGTGGACTATAATGGCAGTACCAAGTGCGAGTGATTTTAATAAATGGAGTGGAACCAAGTTTACTAATACGGACTGGGACCAGAACGTCGATAAGACAGTAGAAATATTAGCTAATGGCAATTATGACCTTAACGTGGCACAGGTAACAGCTACAAGCTACGTGGGCATCCCATCCGATCAGTTTTCAACAATAACAGCAGGTGAAAACCTTACCGCAGGTGATATTGTAAGAATTAGTGGCGGACAGGCGTATAAGGCAGACAACTCAACGAGTGGCGGAATTACAGCTGTCGTGGGCGTTTGTAATACTACTGTATCCAGTGGCGGAACAGTTAAAATTGACTATGGCTTTTATAATTCGTTTAGTTCATTAACGGCAGGTACTCCATATTACATAGGAACTAGCGGAGCTATAACCTCAACTAAACCAAGTTTATATCCGATTGAAATTGGCCGAGCAGTTAGTGCAACAAGAATTAACCTTAATTTTAGAGAAGACGATAAACCTACTGGAACTATTATTAGTACAGCATTAACATCATCACCTAAAGGTTATCTTGAATGTGATGGTTCAGCAGTTAGCCGAACT